AGTTTGAGTTGCTTTGAATTCAAACTTTAACCAACGAACTGGAAGTTTAATTGGAATACAACATTTGTTCTTAAGCCATCAGATGTTCAAAGAGTTTATGATTATCAACAAGAAAATAACTTTGAAGATGCAGCAATTTCTATAAATTCTACAACTGGAGATACTAACTTTAACTTTGTTTCTACAGTAACAGGTTTTTCACCTAGCAGAATAGAAAGTATTACATGGGCTGCAATTCCTACTGATAGCATGTTTTATGATACAAATGCAGCAATTTATGATTTTGCACAATCTGGTGATAACTTTCAAGATGGAAATACAAGAGTTGGATCGTCATTTACTGTAAATTTTGATGATGATGGAATTCTTACAGATTCAAGTCACGGTGGTGGAAATAAAACTATATGGGCAATTATTAGAGATATTAATGGATATATCTATTTAATTAAAAAAGATATTGTAGTTACAAGTGCTCAAGTAAATGCTGACTTCACATACACATTAACTGATAATGGTGTTCTAACTGTTACTGATACAAGTTATGATGCAGAAACTTGGTCATGGAACTTTGGTGACGGTACCACATCAACTCTACAAAACCCACCACCAAAGAGTTATTCAACCAGTGGTACAAAGACAATTACTTTGACAGTAAGCAATGGTATTACAACTGATTCAATTTCAAAAACAGTTACAATTAGTATTATTAAACTTCCAGTTCGTTGGTTAAAGTTTGAATTCAAAGCAACTCAAACTAGGGCTAACTCAAGCAGTCCTTGGGATAAAGAATTGCCTTTTGCATTTCTTGGATTTATTCCAACGGGACTTACAAATTTCTTGTGGCCAAACAATACAACATACGACGGTGACACACAAACTGCTTTAAAAATAACAAAAGGAACTGTTGATGCTGCAACTCAATCTCAATATGCAGAAGATTGGACTGGATCATATGGAAAAGCACCTGGTTGGACTGACAGAAGTTGGTATAGACTATTAACAGATGCTCTATATAGTTACAATACATCTTCTGGTTTGATCATTTAGCAATTCCTCTTACATAAGTAGTGTTTGAACTTACCTTTGCATATTTGCTAATTGCGTTGTTAACTTCTCTACCAAGTTTGTAAGGGTCAGTGCCAAGGCCTGCGTTGATTGTAATATTGATTGGTGCTTGTCCACCTGATGCCCCAGAAAGTTGTGGAACAAATCCTGAGACTGTTGTATTACCTAAATTAAATGTTGCTTTCTTTGCTAAGTCTTGTGCACCATTAATACCCTGGGCAAGTCCTTGAACAATGTTTTCACCAAATGCAGCAAACACTGTTGATGGTGAATTAATTCCAAATACTTTCTTTGCCCATCCTGGAACTATGTTTCCAAAGAAATCAAAGATTCTAGTCTTTAGCCATCCTGACATTGCTTGAATACCATTCCAAAGTCCTCTTACAATATTTACACCAACATTGTAAAGTGCATCAGGTATTGAATCAAACATATTTTTGATTGTAGAAACATATCCAACAATCTTGTCTTTAAGTTCCATTACCTTTGCCCAGGCCTTTGGAACTACATCTTTAATCATATTCCAGAATCTGTTAACTGCTGCGGTTACGCTATCCCAGTTCTGTACAAGCAATACGATTGCTGCAATAACCAAACCAATACCAAGGCCTGCCAAAGCAATTCTCAATAGATTTGTTGCTACTGTTGCAAGCCCAATACTTCCAGCAGTTGTTGTGTTAATAATTCCTAATGTTGCCATCGCAGTCTTTGCTGATGCCAAGAATGTAAGCATTGGACCACCAACTGCTACAAGTGCTAGTAAGCCAAGGACAACATTTTGTACTGGTCCTGGCAAATTGTCAAATGCATCAATAACCTTTGTGAGTAGGTCAATTCCCTTTTCTAGTATTGGCAAAACCTTTGTACCAAGAGTTTCCTTGAAGTTTGCCAACGCTACTTCAAATTTTTGTGTTGAGGTAACATTCTTTTCTGCTGCATCGCCATATTTCTTTTGTGCTGCATCAATAAGAAGTGATAATGCTTCTTGATTCTTTCCCGCAGCAGATAGGGCTTCTGCTTGTTCATAAGTTGAGTCTGATAGATCAGGGAATATCTTTTGAAGTTCTTTTGCCTTCAATACACCATCAGCAAATGCCTTGGACAATTTAGAACTGACTGCTTCTGCAGTAACAGCACCTGCAGTATATGCATCAACATCGTATGCAACATTGATTAATTCTGCAGACAAAATCTTTGCATCAGCAGGTAAACGAGAACCTAATTGTGTAGCAAGTTTAATAATTTCATCATTATCAACTGCAATTGCTTTACCAAACTTATCAGCATCTTCTGTAATCTTCTGTAATGCAATAGATCCTTCACCAAATGTTGTGGTGGCTCCACGCATTGTTTCTGCTGCTTCTTTAGCCTCATCAATGCCCTGCTTTAAAAATGTAACGCCTTGTTTCAATACAAAGGCAGATGCGGCTGCGCCAGCGGCAGCAGCAGCACCTTTAAGTTTAGTTGACATGCCGTCAATCTGACCATTAGCATCATTAATACCAGAGGTAAGTTTTTTGGTCTCCGCAACAATATCAATCGTTATTTGGTTAGCCATTCTTGTTCCTCCTGTTAAGTGCTGTCACAATTGCACCGTATTCTTCCAGCGTCATGTCCCAAAACTGCTCTGGGGTGTATCCTGTTTGTGCACAGAATTCCCCCATTTTGCTTAGGCTGGATTCACTTCTTTTGGGACAGTGAATTCAACTCCAGCAAGATCAGTCAACTGTTGGATTGACATTTCTTCTGCTTCCCCTATTGTAAGGGATGGGTTATTTCGCTTTGCCATCATGTATTGCATAGCGAATGCTAATTTTGACTTGGACTTGCTTTCAGTCCATTCGTCCATAGGTAAATCAAGATATTCTTCTACTTCTGTAAGTTCTTTCCACTTAAGAGTATTCATTAAATCAAAGTTGTCCATTACTGCCTCCGTTAGTCTAAGTTGTACTTCTTTATTGCCTTTTGTATACTGTCGTTGTACTTTTCAACAATATATCCCATATTGTTATTTACTGCTGCATTCAAATATGGTTTGGCTTCAATGTTTTTCTCAGGCCATCCATATTCAATTACTCCTGCATATGGTACTGCTGCACTACCCGCCAATATCTGTGCTTTGTCTGCTGATGGATTACCAACAACAGTAGAAGCAAGATTGCCAGTTAGTTTTGGTGCTAGGGCAGAGGCCTTTTGAGATAGAGTCGTACTTAGTTCTTTATTAAGTTCTAGGTTTGATTCTAAATCTCTACCAAGTTTGTTAAGGGTGTCTTTGACTTCCTCAACGCCTTCAATAGATATGTTTGCCTCTGCCATAGCGTCCTATATTAAATTATGATACTACTCGTACTGGCTTGCCAGTAAGAATAAAGTTGATATCGTAGACGAAGTATTCGCCTGCTGCTCCACCAAGATCTGGTAGTGTTTCAGCATAGCCAGTCGCTGTAAAGTGTGGCTGTGTTGAAGTTGCTGTTGCATTTCCGTGTGGTGCAAATGTGATATCAACTGTTGCGCCTGGGTTGTCAAACAACTCAGACCATAGTGATGCTGCTTGTACATCCTGGAAACCAGTGACTGCACATGTGAAATCTAAACTATCTACATAGTCTCCAAAACCAAGTGTTCCAACTGCTGATGAGAATGTTACATTGCTCACTGCACCTGCGTACTCTGTTCCGTCAACTTCAAAGATAATTGATTTGCCTTTAATTCTTGCCATATCAATTTCCTCCTTCAATGTCAATTGAAATATTTATATTTGTTGCTAAAAACCTAGCACCATTTACTTCTTGAATAAATGGCTTATCTACGGTTAATCTTGTTGCTGTTGTGTATTCCCAAATTGCAGGGATAAGAGTATCAAGTGTGTCATCAAGATTTTCTGTTTCTGTTTCATTAGTTGCATATGGAACTAGGATTAAAACCTTCCAATTAGAAGCATAGTCTGCACCATATTGGTTTTCATATACAGTAATGAATTCAGTATCAGGTTCCATAACCGCACAAAGTGGGTTAGGTCTTGCTGGTACATACTTGTAAACTTTATTGATACCGCCAAGAATGATGGCACTTTCAAGTTCACTTCTTACCGTTGCTAAATTCATGCGAATCTCACCATGTATCTATTAAGCAAAGGATATACACCAACGAGTGGATCTCTAGAACCATTGATAGGGTTACCATCATAGGTTGCATATTGAGAAACACCCATTGGTGCATTACGACGATGGAACAGTTCAGATCCTACTTCCAAATAGCAACGCTTCAATACAGCAGGTGGGATTTTTGCTGATTGCACATAAGATGCGATCAAATCCTTTGATGTATCCCAGCATTCCTCAACATAGTCGTCATCATTAGTTGATGCTCCTACATATGCTTTCAGATCTGTCCAGTCCATTGTCATACTCCTTTAATTAATTATGCAATTACGCAAAGTGCCTTTGGATCAGATGCTGCAATACCAAGGTATCCGTAAACTGAGAAAGCGTTTGTGAGTGAGGTGATTTCTTCCTTGTCAAGACGGAATGGAGCACCTGCAGACTCGTATGTTGTGAGTGCTGCTGAGTTACCTGCATAGAATGAACCTGTTGCAAGTGATGGGTCAACTACAACTGGAAGACCAAGGATTGAACCTGTAAGTCCTACTGGGTTGATTGAGCCGTATGTGTTTGTTGTTGCGCCAGCGTTTCCAAGGATTGGACGACCATCTGCATCAACAGTCTTAGCAACTGTGCGGAATACATCAGATGAAACGAGGATGAACTCAAGTGCAAGACCTGTATCTCCGTTTACCTTAACTGCTGCTTCTGCAAGAGAATCAATGATCTCTGTAGCAGTCCAAGCACCAAGTGCTGATGAGTTAAAGTTAGCAGCATCTGCGATCAACTTAGCACGAACAGCAGCATTTGTTGCTGATGCGTACTTAGCAACCATTGCACGGAATGCTGTATCAACATAGTTGATTGATGAGCGCTCAAGAACCTGGCGTGACATATCTGTGTATCCACCGTATGTCTTGATTGGTGCTGTTGCTGAAGTAAGAGTCAACTTGCCATAGTCAAGAGTGTCTGCTTCTGCTGACTGCTCTCCAACTGCGAGTGTGTTTGAATCAATTACTGGGTATTCAACATTCATTCCATCTGCTGGAAGTGCTGCTGAAGAGAAAACTGAGAATGTTGGGCGACCTGCGTTAAGGATACGAACTGTATCTGAAACCCAAGCGTTCTTCATTACTGAATCTGCTGCTACTGCGCCAGTGAAGTCACGGTGAAGAGCAATTGCTGCTTCGTCGCCCTTTGCTACTGACTTTACATATTCTCCGTATGAACGGAACTTTGGTGCTGAAACTGTTGCTGTCTTTTCTGATGCAATAACATCTAGACGACGCTCTAGTTCCTCTGCGTGATTACGAACTTCTTCAATTGCTGAAGTGTAATCAGGTGTTGTGTTTTCCATGGATATTTCCTCCTGATTGGTTTCTTCTCTGACTGAAAGTACTTCAGCCTTGTCGTATGCGGGAAATGCTACTAAGGATACTTCCTTGAGATTTACCTTCTTACGAATAATTGTCTTGCCTTTTGTTTCATCCGTTACTGGAATAAAACCTACTGAGAAAGAACGGATAGCCCCATCTTTTACGAGGTTAAGTGTTTCATTTCCCAAAACTGTTTCTGAAATCTTTGCTCTAATAATTAGGCCTTCATCAGATTCTTCCATTTGCGTAACTACACCAATAATATCTGAGTGGTCACGGAATAGTTTTACATCAGCGTTTAGATCAATTGCGCCTTTTTCAAAACGCTCAGACCATCCTCCGCCAATATCAATTGTGTCATTGTAAGGAACAGCAATACCAGAAACTTCACGCTTCTCAGTATCTGTTGCTCTGATCTCAAATGAGCGGGTAATCATATCTGTCATAGTCATTACTCCATTTTAAGCCACAGGTTGATTGTCATTTGGCACATCAGCAGGAACTTCCTGTGGTGTATCTTCAACATCAACTACTTGGCTTATATCTTGTTGTGTATCAGGCTGAATTTCTGTAATGTCTGGAAGCCCTTCAAATTCTCTGACTTCTGGAACTGTAAGAAACTTATTGGTAATACCAATTGCATAAGACTGATAGCGTGATAACTGATTTGGACGAAGGAACTCAGTCAAATTAAACTTTGCAACTTGTCCTCTTGGAAGAAGATCAGATATAGCCTGCTGGATACGAACAATATATTGCTGTAGTCCATCTTCGTATAACTTTGTTCTGTCCTCGTTACCGTTTACATATGTCATTCCTTGACCTTCAATACCCATACCCATATAAAGAGTTGGCACTCCAAACATTGTTGCAATCTGGCGTGTGATGTATTTCTGGTTTTCAAGGAACTGTGCTTCTTCAGGGCTAAGTGAGATTGACTCATACTTAAGTCCAGAAGAAAGAACGGCAATGCTTCTTTCTTGCTGAGATTCAACAAATGCATTTTTGTTTGCTTTTGCTGTATCTTCAGAAAGAAATTCTGATGTTGTTAGTGTGCCTGTTGGCACTGCTGCAGTACGGAACCAATTATCTGCATAATTGTGTAGATCTAATGCTCCACGAAGTACTGACTTGTGTCTTTGGATAGGTCCTTCACCAAGAAGTTGTGAAGATGCTGGCTTAGACCATAACTTTAGATGAATAATATCTTTGCTTGTGTACATTATTCCACCAATTGAATAAATAATTACACCATTTGTATCTTCCATAACAGAGATATCGCTTGGGTGAATGTTTTTAATATTTACAATACCACGAGCAGATCTTGTTACCTTCCAAAATGCGTTACCAAATGTTGCCATGTGTACAAGAGTTGTACCAAGCCATTCAGCCTGAGAAACATTGTTCTCAATGTCTGGATAATCTAACCAAGACGGTGCAGCAATGTGTTCATTGCCTCTATGAACTTGAACTGGAATCTGCATAATAGCAGTTTCAAGTACT